TTGCAAATCTTTTACCTGCATCAACAATAAATCCTAATAAATTAAACAAAGAGCCACTAGGTTCTTTAAATGGCAAAGGCATAATAGCTTTATTAACATCGTCAACTGTCGCATCTAAATCAACAAACTCTCCAGGATTGACTTGCATCTCGCCACCAGAGACTCTTCCTCTTAATTTAAATCCACCTTGCATATTGCTAAATGCAGCAGAATCTAACAATGCTCTTAATGAACCAGTTGCAGCTTTGCCTAATCCACCGATAACATGGTAAAGACCGAAACCATAAAATCCTAATCCTGGAAGAAACTTATAGCTGACAAACCATTCTCTTTTAAGTTTCTTTTCATCTGCTTCATTCCAGTTTCTGCGAATGCTAACGACATTCTGATTATCATAATCAATCGTCACGACATATGGCAAACCGACTTCTGATTCTTCATCATCGAAATATTCGTAAAGATGCATTTCTAATAAAGTAATTACTTTATCTTCAGAATCTTCCATGTATTGATCTACACCTTCTATCTGACCAACAACATCACCTGATGGATCCATATCACCACCTTTGTCAGATGTCGGTAAATAATAGCCAGCTTCAACATATCTCTCATAATCATTTTTCGGCATGCGAATGACATGAGTATATCTAATTGATGTATGTAAGTCTTTACTCTCTGGCGAGACAACAAAGTCTTCTGCTTTTACAAACTGGGAACATTGTCTTCCCAAATTAACATCCCACCAAACTTTTTTAAATGTATGACCAACAAGTGGCAGATGAAATAACATTTGATCAAGTTCAGGAAAATATTCTGGCATTTCCTGAGTAATCTGATAATTCATAAAATCTTTTACCCTGCGAGCTTGATCCTCTGATTCTTCATTTGGCTCACCAATAATGACAGTTTTCACTGGTCCACCTGAAGGATACAATTCAGCAATAGCTCTAGCATTAAATTGAGTTGCAGCTTCTGCTATTAAAGGATGAACAACAACACTTAAACCTCTGCTTGCTCTTTCATCTTCACCTTCATCAAGACCACCATCAGGATCTAATGTTTCTAAACCTTGTTTGTATTTTTCTTCCCATTCTGATCTGGCTTCTCTGTCTATTTCATAATAATTAACAAGTTCAGATGCTTTTTTAAGCAACTCACTTTCTTCCATATCTTCAGCTAAATTTTTGTCAAATGAACTTTCTTCATTTTCCAATTTGTTATCAAGTTCAGGATCACCTATCAATACATCATCGCCATCTGATTCTACTTGCAAATCATCTGGTGGCGATCCTTCGGCAAAAGGTATTTCAACCATACATTGTCACCTTTCTTTTAGTTTCATGATCTTCTTCATAATCGTCTTGCGAGTGTGTTACAAAGAATCCTTTTCGCAATCTTAACCATGCTTGCGTACATGTATCAACTATATCATCATTATCACCTGCTGGGAATGCTGCACAGATGTCAATTAAATCTTTACTCCATTTTTTGTCATAAGGAAAGTAAATTCTTCCATCTTCTAATAAAGCAGATGATGCATGAGCACGAGCTTCTTTGTCTCTGTCAGGCATATACTCGATAACTGGGATGCCAGAAATACGCAAATCTTGTAGTAAACTTTGGCCAGAAGCTTTCTTTTCTATTAATACAGCATCAGGTTCATAATCTTCATATGCTTCTTTTGCAAGCCTTCTTAATTCTGGATATGTCACTCTGTCATACCACATTTCTAAAACCAACAAATTGACTTGACCATTATGTCTAAAAGCTCCCCAAGTTGTCCTAGCTGAATACGAAGTTTTTTCTTTCGTACTAAAAGCTGTATCATAAGATTGTAATACATATTCGATCTCTGGTAAATAATTTTTTTCCCATGGCACCCACCATTCTGCTTTTAAAATACCACCACCTTTGGGCATTGGTCTTTGTTGCAGCTGACCTGCGGAAGCGTATGACCCCAAGCTCTTTTCCAAATTCTGTAAAGTTTTCTCGTCAATCCTCTCTGGCCACAGCAACTCACCTTCTTTTGTTCTTGGGTCGGTGAAGTACAATTTTGACTTGGTTGGTGACGGATGCCCGATTTCATATCGAGCAGGTAAGCATAAATGATCCCATTCATCGTTTTCGTTCGCTAATATGTGTCCTGTTAAATCGTTTTCATGAACTCTTTGCATTATAATTATAAAAGCACCTGTCTTCGGATCATTAAGTCTGGTTTGCATGGCTTGATCCCACCAATCAAGAACTCCTTCCCTGACAGTTGACGATTCAGCTTCTCTTACATTGTGCGGATCGTCAATAACAATAATGTCACCACCTTCACCAGTTAATGCACCATCGACAGATGTTGCTATTCTATACCCAGTTTTATTATTCTCAAAGCGTTGTTTTTGATTTTGATCAGTTGTCAGCTCAAAAGAATCACCAAAATATTCTTTATACCATCTACTGTCAATTAATCTTCTACACTTTACAGAGTCACGAATTGACAAAGATCCTGCATAAGATGCAAATAAGAAACGCTTCTCTGGGCATTTAGACCAAGTCCAAGCTGGTAAGGCAACAGCAACAGAAATAGATTTCATATGTCTAGGAGGAATATTAATAATTAATCTTTTAATATCTCCTTCAACGACAGCTTGCAGATGTTCAGAAATTGCATCTATATGCCAGTTGTCATGAAAATCTCTTCCAGGTTCAATCGTCTGCCAACTGTTCTTGATAAACTCCTTGAAGGATCTCTTCATCTTCTCCGATTTGATCTCCTTCAACGACAGCGTGTTCAAGAACTCGTTCAATTGTGTTGAGGTCATTGTCTGTCAATCTACTTATGTCTAAAACTTTTTTCTCTTCTATCTGTGCTTTTACTTCAACTGCCTTTAAATCAGGCACACATTTGCCCAATAAAGTTTTCGCAGCCATCACTCTTAACTCAGGATCTGCTCCAATTTTTCCGACATTTTGAACTGTGCCATCATCACTTTGCGAATAAACAGGAAACATTTCTTTGCCATGCATAACTGATGCAAGAAATCCTACAGGATCTGCTTGTCCCATAATCCAGTTGATTGTTGCAGGATGATTCCACTTTTGATATCTTTTTTGTCTGGGCTGTGCAGCTTTTTGATTTTTAAGAGGTTCGACAGATTTAAACCTGCCATCCCACTTCTCAGGCTTGACTCTATTGCCATTATTAATTGGTCTTTGCACCTGAATTTTTTTGTTTTTGTCTGACACGATGCTTTATCTCTCCTAAACCTTGTTTGCAGTGGTCAACTGAAAATTAACTGTAACGCATTTCTGGGCAAAAAGAAACCCCAAATTTTTAGGCTTGGGGTCAGGGAGAAAAAGGGAGGAAATTATTATTGTATTATGGATTTGAACATGAATTCAAAAGACATGCAAGAATTTGTATCAGTCCAAAGTTCTTGATTCCATGTCTCACAACCTAGTATTAAATTAATTATCATGAAAGTAAACAAAAAACTTATAAAAGTTGCTAAAAAAAATTTTGACAATATATCAATCATTTTTCTTTATCAATCAATGTATTTAATTTTGAATACCATCTTTGCCAATCACATATGTCAGTGTACATATTATCTTTTAATTCATTAAGATATTGCAATTTAGTTTTATTCTCAAGAATAAATTTTAATCTTTCAGGCTCGCTTTCTTGAAAACCTTTTATCAATTTTTTATAAATATCTATATTACGCATTTGTAAACCTTTCTAAATCTTTTAGAGCCAAAGTGTATTGACCTCTTTTATATGTATTTCCTGTTATTCTTGTAGCTGCATTAAGAATGTCTTTACCAGACATTTTAGAGTTTTTCAATCCGACAGACAACAATTTAAGATGTCCTTTAAGAAAAACTGCTTGAACTTTTTTATCTAATGGGTTAATCATTTTTCTCCTTTCTAAATTTGGCTGGGGGATTTCTCCCCCAATCTTATACTCTACTAAAAGCTTTTTCTTTAAATAATTTATAGCCTTCTAATGTTTGAGGAAAGCCGTCTCTTTTTAACCATTGTCTAATGTGTAACAATAAATATCCTTTTGACTTTAAAATATCTAATGGCATCTCACCATTAATAATACGTTCAAAATATTCTTCAACTGTAAAATTATCGATTAAAAATTTTCTAAAACTAGGAGCAGATGTTTTCGCACCATATTTCAATCTGGCTACAAACTTTTCACCATAAAATATATAATTACAGTTATCTCCCTTTTTTATTTGTAAATTATCTTTTGTAAATTTTGTCATTTGTTTCCTTTCTCAAATCGTTATACTATTAATATAAGCATTTTTTCAGAAATGTAAACCCCAAAAAGTAATTTTTTTAAAAAAAGATCTGTTTAAAAACAATGACTTAACCCAGTCGTCGGTTTCGGTTACCGATTTATTTTACATTAGGTAACATTTATAACACACTGTAAACAGTAAACAAAGATGCTTTGCGTTACCGAGTTACCGAGAAAAGTAAGATTTTTTTCACAAATTTTTTCATAAAATATCTCCTTATATAATGCAGCATTTTTTCTAGAACGTACCCAAAAACAAACATCGATCGGTAACGTCGGTAACTGGGGATCGCAAAAAAATATTTTACTTTTTTATTTTTGTAAATTAACATAAAATTAATTAGAAAGGAACAAAAATGGATGAGTTTGCTTTAAAACCTATACCTAAAGCCAAGTATAATAGAGGTGGCAAAAATTTTATGAAAAATATGCATAAGGCTTTACAGAAAAAAGTTAAAGTTAAAAAGTTAAATGTTAAACAAAAGTTAGAAAAGTTTTTAAAAAGAGAAGAGAAAAGAAAAGAATTAATTGAAAAGAGAACAAAAAAATATGAAGAAGTTTTTGGTAAAAAATAACTTTACTTTTTATTTTTTGCAAATTAGAATTAATTCCCAAGCTGAGAAAGGATGGTAAATGGCAAAAGTATATTTAGTAAATAGACCCAAAGTAAATAAGTTTGGTTGGACACCAGATTTATCTGATGCTTCCAGATATGGTTCTATCGAGGTTGTTTTCGAAGCAAATGAAAAGCCACAATTTTTACCTAATCCTTCTATACAAAAAGCCAGAAGGATATTAAAAGATTTTGGTCCAGAGGATTATCTTCTTTGGCCAGGAGGTGGAGATCCAATTGCAGTTATGATAGTATGTATGATTGCAGCTGAAAATTCTCCAATAGTTCGCATCTTAAGATGGGAGCGAAATATAGAAGAAGGTGACAGAGATCGACGTAAAGGTTGGTATATGCCTGTTGCCTTAGAAATGAGAAAGGAAAATAATGACAATAAATCCACTCGATGATGTAGCACCTGCATCAAACTCTTTAGGTGCAATTACTGATATGGGTCAAAGGATGTATGATCTCCAGGAAGAGATTAAACAGCTCGAAGATCTGTTGAAGAAAAAGAAGTTGGATTTCACAAGATTAGCTGAACAGGACTTGCCTGACTTAATGCAAGAGCTAAACTGTAGAGATTTTACTTTAGATAATGGAACTAAATGTAAGATCAAAGAAATCCTTTCAGGTTCAATTCCTTCAAATACAGCCATAGCAAAAGCAAAAGGCGATGATAAATTTGAACTTGAATTAAGGCAACAACAATGTTTAGATTGGTTGCGAGATAATAATCTTGGCGACATAATTAAAAGCAATGTTAATGTGCAGTTTGGCAAAGAAGAGGATCAAAAGTGTAATGATTTTGTAGATGAATTACGCAAAAAAGATCTTTTTTATAGTCGAGCAGTTGGAGTTCATCATGGTCAATTAAATGGTGTCCTTAACGAAAGAGTTAAAGACGGAAAAGAAATTCCATATGATCTCTTTAAAGTCTACACTGGAAGAAAAGCTATTTTTGTGAAAGGAGAATAAAATGGCGACAACTCAAACTCAAGGGGACATAGTCCCATTCGATGCATCTATGTTAGTAGAAGATTCAGATGCAGCACTTAAAAATATGACGCAGGATGATTTACTTATCCCACGTCTTAAAATTCTACAAACTCAATCACCTGAAGTCAATAAAGCAGATGGCTCTTATATTAAAGGAGCTGAAGCTGGACACATTTTAGATAATGTTGCTGGTAAAGTTTTTGATGGTTCTAAAGGTATTACAGTTGTTCCTGTAAGTTATAAAAAAACTTTTATCGAATGGTCTGATAAAAGAAAGTTGATAGCTGACCATGGACTTGAACCTACAAACAGAGATGACTTTATTCAAAATGATAAAGGTGCATTAATAAACAATAATAATGGTCATAGCTTATCTTTAACTGCTGAATATTATGTTCAAGTTGTGAGCGAAGATGGTATGTTTAGTCCAGCTATTGTTTCTATGAGTTCTTCAGGTTTAAAGAAATCCAGGAAATGGAATTCTATGATTAACAGATTGCAAATTCCACACCCAACTGGAAAAGGTACAATTAATCCTGCTATGTTTTGGACAGCTTACACTTTAAAAACTGTCCCTGAGCAAAATGATTTTGGGTCTTGGTTTAATTGGGAAGTTGAAATTAAATATGATGCCAAAAGTGGTGGTATATTAAAGCAACTTTCTAATGGTCAGGCTTTGTATTTAGAAGCTAGATCTTTCAGTAAGAAAGTT